GGAAATGGTGGCGATGCCCGTTGCGGTTCCGACGCTTTCAAGTTCAATCGAAATGGCCATGTCGGTTCCTCAGTAATAATTCAGCTTGTCAGCCAACATGACGTGGAAGTAAGCCCCGTCCGTCGTGAAGTGCCGAAGGTCATCGTTATACAGGGTGGCAGTGCTATCCGGTGACAGATACGGCCCGCCGTTTCCGATCTCCCAATTATCGACCATTGCCGTGTTGTTGTAGAATCCGGCCCGGTGCTTGATTGCCAGTTGATACAGGCCCTTGGCATAATCGAAAATCGGGCGAACCATGCCGCCGTCGTAGGTGGCCCCTGGAGCCTCTAGGCCGACCGATGCGAGGCGGTCATGCGTGATTGCGTCCGTGGGCGTGTAGGGCCGCGAAAGGCGCACAGCCTCGACAAACGCATCAACCATCGTCGTCAGGCTGCTGAACGCCTTGCGCCGGTTCATGTCGTTCGTGCCGATCAGCATATCGCACCGATCCGGCTGGATATTGGCCAGGATAGCCTTGGGGACCGCATGAGCCCAGACCACGGCCAGTTGCTCGCTGTCCGCCCCGCCGTTGCCGCACTTGGCCAGGGTCACCCCGGCGACACTCGCCCGCGTGAACCAGAAGCCGAGGTCGTTGAGGGTTCCGCCGGTGTTGATCGAGCCGTCGATGTCGATGCTGTGGGTCGTGTTCGCCAGGCCGGTGATCGACAGGACGCCCAGGCTGTTGTCGCCGGTCGCCGTGACGGTCGTATAGCTGCCCCCATCGACCCGCCAGCGGAAGACTTGGCTCATGTTGCGATAAAAGAATTTGATCTCCGTGCAGGTCACGCCCGAGATGGACCGCATGAAACTCGTGCCGGTGTCATACCTGGCGTAACCGTCCACCCCGCAGCCGCAGGCCGGAACCGAGACGGTAAGGCCCGCGTCCTCGCCAGCGTCGAACAGCGTGGCCGTGCCGGTGAACGTCGAGGTGATGGCCGATCCGGTCACAACGTCGTTTAGTTCCCGGCCCGAGATGCAGGAGGATGACACCCACCCATGCCCCGACAGGGCAACGCTCTTCTCAGCCACGAACCATGACCGCTCGGCGTTGGGAATGTTGACCAGATCGGCCCACGAATCCCCGAATTTCATAATGGTGATGACGCCGTTGCCGGTGCGCTTGTAGCGGGCCAGCTTGGTGAAATACCGGGTCATCCCCCGCCCGAAATTGGAGGCAGGCAGGCCCGCGTGATCCATCACGTTGACAGCGAAGTCCCGGCCCACGTCCTCGCGAACGCCGGTGGCGATCAGGTTGGAGCCCTTGAAGCCCGCGCCCATAGTCCCGCCCGGCAGGATCGTGGCAAGGTCGGCGTCAATCGCCCCGGATGTTATTTCCGCACCATCCAGAACTGTCAGGTTGTTGGCCCGCACCAGGGGCGTTCCCAGCCCCGGAACCAGCACCTGAAGCGTGTCGTCGATCAGGATTGCCGACTGCATATCCCCGGACGTGTCATCCCCAAACACGTTGCCGATGATCGGACCCAAGGCCAGCTCGGTATCGTCCGCCACCACCCACGTCCGGTCGGGGGCGTTGGAGATGCCGTCCAGCGCGGTCAGTTGGTCGTCATAGCCCGCAAGAGAGGCCAGCAGGGCGTTGGCGTCAGCAGCCGCGTCGACCGCATCCGCAATGGCCGCCGCCGCGTCAACAATGATTGCCGCGTAGTCGCCGCTGAAAAATGCCGCGCGCCACTCCCCGGCCTCGTAGGAGACAACAGCCCGGTCGTTCTCGTTGACCAGCGTTGCCAGACCGCCGCAATCTACTTGGCCCGCGCCCGCATCGACCTTGACAATTTCCGCATAAGCGCCCTCTTCCCCCGTCGTCGGAAGGGTTATGGCCCGGTTTGTCGCGCCCGTCGTGACCAGCAGGCTCCGGTTGAAATAGGCCGCATCAAAGCCTCCGCCGCCCGTCAGCGTGTCGCTTGTCGTTCCGTCAGCCCATGTCGCCCCGGTCGATGCCGAAGACACGGAACAGACAAAGCTGTTGGGGCCGGTCCCCGAGGCCCTGGCCGCAATGTTGAGTTCGTTGCCGCCCCAGTCAGATATGACGTTGGCGTCATATCCTAGCGTTGTGTTGTAGATCACGCCGTTGCCCGCGCCATAGGCCGTGTCCAGCCTGATCGCCGCATCCAGGAACGCCAGTTGCAGGTATCCAAATTCCTTGCCGCCCATCTGCGGGTAGGTTGCGGCCAGCCCGCTATTTGGAATCAGGATCTCATCGTCCGCCCCGGTCAGGGTCGTTTTCCAAGTTCTGATGCGCCCGTTGATTGTCACCGTGTCATTGTTGGCGAACAGCTTGGGCGCGCCGATAACGTCGTCTTCTTCATCCTCCTCCGAGGGGGTTTCGCGGGGAACGGTCAGGGTGTTGGACGCCTTGGCCGTCAGGGCCGTGCTGGCGCTCAGATTCAGGACGCGCCGGTTCCCGCTGCTGACATCCACATAGTAGTTGCCAGAGCCGAGCCCGTCATTGACCAGCACGTCTTCTACGTCGAAGTTCTCGATCCGGCGGGGGTCGAAGCGGATTTCGTTGTTTGACGACAGCCCCAAGAACTCGATGAGCCGGTTCGTTCCGCGCACGTCCCCAAACTCGAAGGTGCAGTTGGAGGCGTTGCCGCCGTCGTCTTGGCTGTCCGATAGCGTCCAGAGCAGGGTATTCCTGCTGTTTGCGTCCTGATAATTGAACGTCCCCACGAACGCGCGCTTGGAATTGCGGATGCGGCACAGCGGTTGGCCAGCCGACGCGCGGGCGACCGACAGGTCGATCCCTTGCAAAATCTTCACGTCGTCGCTGTTCTCAATGGACAGGCCGCGAAGATCATTCACGTTGGCGCGGTGATCGACCTTGATCTTCCCGGCGATGACAAAGCCCGGCGAGAAGTTGATCCGAACCGCAAAGTTAGTGCCGGGGCTGGGGCTCTCGCACTGGTCCTCAAGGATGACGTTGCCGCCGACGCCTGTGCAATATTCCAGAATGTTGATGGCCGACTGCGAGCCGCTGGCGTAAATCTCGTCCCAGGTAAAGCCGCGCTGCGCCTTGGCCTTGACGACGGAGCCGCCGTTATAACCCTTGGCCCGAACAACACCGACGTGGGTCGCGTCGGACCATTCGTGGTCCGCCGGTTCGTTGGACAGGTAAAGGACGTGGGGCTGTTTGTCCTGGATGCGAAGGCCGTTCCACTCGACCGTCGCTTCCTCGATGGTGTTGTTTGCCTGCCGCGTGGCCAGCACCAGAAACTCGAACAGGTCGCCGCGAACCCTGCCAATCTTGATGTTGCGAGCCTGGTAGTCGGGGGCCACGGCATCAGAGGCGATAATCCCCGCCCGGCCCGCCAGCATCACGCCGCTAATAAAGTTCGAAATACGCAGGTCTTCGATGACAATATCGTCGGCTTCGGCTGACGCCACGGCAGCGCAGCGGTTCGGGGCCTTGAACGCGCCGCTCAGTTCCCATTTCGTGTGGGGGAACGCGGCGTCCCACGCCGTTGACCAGTTGGAGGCGTTATAGGCCAGCAGCGGATAATCAGGGTGCGCCGCATGGTGCGCGATGGCCCAGGCGGCGTAGTCCGCATCGCCCGCCGCCCAGCTTTGGTTCATGCGGCTAATCTTGGCGGTTCCCGGCCAGTCCGCCTGAACCTCACCGTCCCGCCATTGATAGACCGCATCCCCGGCGATGTAGTCGCCAATTATATACCATTGGCCCAGCAGGGCGCCGCCGGTCCCGGTCATCAGGAAGCATGGGCGGGTCGGGTTATCCCAGCGCACTTGCACCAGACCGACGGCCCGCAGGGAGACATTAGCCGGAACCACGATAGACAGACCGGTGTCCAGGCTTTCCGGAAGGTGATATCCCCGGCTGTGGGGATAGATGAACACCTCGCCACCGCCTGACGAGGCGACGATTTGCAGGTAGGCGTTGACCGTCGCAATGTTGGACAGGTCGTCCAGAAAAAACAAGCTGCGTTGCGGATCAGTTGGAGGGTCGCCATTGTCCGTCTGTGGCGTCCATGTGGTATCAGCCGCCGAGCCTTCAGGCGTCGCTTGGTTCTCTGGAGGCTCGCCGTTGTCGGTTTGCGGCGTCCACGTCGTCATACGTTTGCCCCCAGGGTGACCATGAGGGTCTGCATGGTGTTGTAGAAGGCAAGCTGTTGCGCGGCGGTCAGGTTGGCGCCGAACACGGCATAACCGAGCGTTGACGCCCGGAAGTTGGCCGCTGTTCCATTGCTGTTGTGCGCGCCGATGTAGAGCGACCGGCTTGTCAAAGCCGTGCCCGGCGTGACCAGGACAGGAGTATCCAGCCCGACGCCGTTCTTGTAGCCGCCTCCGGTCGTGCCGTTGGTTGACGCCATAGTCAGGCCCCGGCTATCCGTCACCGCCGCCGCCAGCGTTACAGTTGCCGCGTTCAAAATGGCTTGCGTGACCAGTGAGACGTTACGCGGGATCAGCCGGAAGCCCTGCGTTCCCGAGTTGGCCGCGCCTATATTGGCAGTCGTCGCCGCCAAATCCGTTCGCTCATAGGCCCCGCCACTGAAGGATGTTCCCGTTGCAGCAGCGCAGTCGGTCGATGGCGTGAAGTTGCTAGCCAGATATTGCGTTGTCCCGTTGAACGCATAGCCCCGGTCTGCGGTAAATGTCGGGGCCGCAACCTCTGTCGCCGTCTTCCGGCTTTTCCAGTCCACCAGGGCGGAGGCAGTATTTTCCGCTGTCATCACCAGCAGATAGTCAATGTCACGCCACGGATTGACGCCCGCCTTGAGGCTGCGGATCGTGTCGCTGATTAGCCGACCACGCGCGCCGCTGACGCTAGCCGGGCCAACAGTCGCAATCCAGCGCGCCGCGTCCGGGTCAATACCCTGTCCCAGCATTGTCACGTTTGTTGGCAGAAGAATGGTCATCAGTTGCGGATCACGTTCACCGAAATGGTGAGGTCAGAGGTGCTTCCCAGCGTCGGAGTTGAGCGGGCCACCAGAACCCCGAAAAGGCTTGTAGCGGCTAGGGTGAACGGCAAGGCAAGGTTCTGCGCTTGGGCAAACGACGGAGTTCCGAGGTTCGTCCAGTCTGTGACGTGAACGACGCCCAAAACCTTGTCGAAGTCCGCCGCATTGACAGCCAGAGCCGCGTTGTCGGTGAAGGTCGAGGAAGAAGGGTCGGCGTTGAACAGGATCAGGTCCATAGCGCCCGTTTGCGCGCTTTTGCTGTCGATGTTGACCGACTGCACAAGGCCCGATCCGCCCGCCGCCAGGACCGCAGCCGCAAAGGTCAGCTTGGTTCCGATTACGTCGCCAGTCGAATAGGCAGGCGAAGCCGAGACGGTCGGGCTTTGCGAAATGGCCCCAATGTTACCACCCACCGGGACAGGGTTAGACGGAGAGACAGGCGCAGCGCCCGTTCCAGCGGCGTTAACAAGTGTCAGGATGGACATTAACGCCCCCTATGCTGCGTAAGTTGGAATGGGACTTAGCGTCCCGATGGATTGATCAGACCGCTTAATAGCGTCGATTGCCGAAGCAAACGCCTGGGTCCAGATCGACAGCCGCTCATCACCGGCCATGATGGCAAATTGCAGGAGCGCCCCGTAGAGGTAGGCGTCAGGGTGACGATACAGGACCCAATTCTGCGCGTTTTCGCTCAATGGCGGGATGCGCTGATAGTAGGTCAATTCGCCCGTGTAAGACTGATCAGGAGGCGGGAAAAACCGGAATTGTGGCCCGATAATCGTATAATATTGCGGCTGTCCCGATTGCGTCGTGTATTGCTTGGCGATGTTTAGCTGATCTGCCGTCAGATATTGCAAATTCCGTTGCGGGGTGCTTTCCAGAACAAACGACACCGGCTCTGCAAAGTCGGTTGGCAGGTCCTCATATTCGTTGTCGATGGTCGCTTCCGACCGTTGCACCATCTGGCGCGTCCGCAGTTCCCGCTCCATAGCAGCCTCTGCAAGCCGGATAAAATCATCCCAGTTTGAGGTCTGATCCGTCCGCAGCGAATAGTTAGCCAGGGCGACCTTAAGCAGGGTGACGTTTGTAAAGCTCATCGCATCACCCCGTTTGACATGCCTAGTTGCCCATCAGCCGTTCGCAGATAGGCATAGTCCGGGTCGTTGAGCTTGCGCATGATCCTGTCAGCGTTGGCAGGGTCCAGCGGGTCCCAGCCCTCTGTCGCTTGCCAGTGATAAATCAATTGCATGGGGATAGACGCCACCCGGCGCATTTCGCGGGATGGCGTGTAGCCGTCATTATGCGTCCGCATGGCCGCGTTGCGGTCAAGGATCGGATCATTCTCCTGCACGGCCTTATAAGATACCGTGCCGTCGCCGTTGTCCTGGCGCAGATGGCTGATCCCGGTCGCATCAGCAGGGA